TGGTATTTCAAGGAACTAAAAGCATCAACGTCCGGCTTACTCCCGCAATCTGAACTAGACTTGATGCGTGAGCAGATGTCAGAGGAACAATACGAGCAAGAGTTCGAGATTAGTTTCTCAGCCGCCTTGATTGGTACGTACTATTCGCATCAGATTGCTAACGCCGAACGTGAGGGCAGGATAGACGCCAAGTACGACTATGACCCTAACTTCCCTGTTTACACGGCGGCAGACATCGGTATAAGTGACTCGACGGTGTTTTGGTTTTGGCAACCTAGACCGGATGGGATTTGTGTGTTTGACTTGCACTATAATAACGGGCAAGCCATACAGCACTACGTCGATACCTTGAAAGCGAAGCCGTATGAGTATGAAACGGTGTGGCTACCGCATGATGCACGGGCGAAATCCTTGCAAACCGGTAAGTCAACCGTCGAACAACTACTAGAAGCCGGCTTACCTTGCCGCGTAACGCCGTCGTTAAAGGTTCAGCACGGGATAGACGCAGTACGCGCAACGTTCCCCAACATTTATATGCACCCCCGCGTGGAATATGGCATAGAAGCGTTACGCGTATACCGTCGTAAGTACGACGAGGTGAATAAGGTGTTTCTTGATAAGCCTTTGCATGATTGGGCGAGTGACTTTGCCGATGCGTTCAGATATATGTGCTTAGTAGCAAACGCGAAAAGCCCGACGGTGGTGGCGCAACAGCAACAAGTTGAAATAATCCCGCATCGGCATACACTAGACGAACTTTTTAAAGACAACGAACGTTCGACCATAGGGTCGGCGGCGAAAATGAGGATTTAACCGTGGCAGACAATTACGAAGTACCCCAAGGCGAAGACACCGCAGACGACCAGAACGAGTATAAACGCGATGGCAAGTATTGGTGCGATGAAATAAAAGCATCTGAAAAGCGCCTTGATAAATGGCATAAGCAAGCCGACAAGATTGTCGACCGGTTTAAATCGGATAACGACGCCAAGAGCGACGACAAGCGCCGTTTAAACTTGTTCTACTCAAATGTAGAGACTTTACAGTCAATGCTATACGGCTCAGTGCCGAAGATTGACGTTAGCCGCCGTTACGCTGATGCATCCGATGACATCAGCCGCGTCGCCGCAGAAGTCATGCAAAGAATGCTCAACGAAGACATCCAAGTCAACGGCAAAGAGATTGATAACGTGTTGCGTTCTGCGCTTCAAGATAGACTCCTTGCAGGTCTTGGCACAGCGAAACTGCGCTACACGTATGACACGGCGCAAGACGAGCTAGGCAACGACATCGCGACCAATGAGAAAGTACCGATTGATTACTACTATTGGGGTGATGTGTTGTGGGGTTGGGCGCGTAACTTTGCCGAGCTACCTTGGATTGCGTTCAGGAACTACTTAACCAAAGAAGAAGCGGTAAAACGCTTCGGTGATGACGTTGCTAAAACCTTAGAGTACAACGTCCGTACTGCGAACGTGAGCGAAGGTGCATCAGAGAACGACGAAGATTCCTCAGAGATTAAACAAGCCGAGGTGTGGGAAATTTGGTGTATGGCTGAACGCAAGGTTTATTGGTTTTGCAAGCACACCAAGAAGGTATTGGAAACTAAAGATGACCCGCTACAACTGCGCGGTTTCTACCCATGCCCACCGTTTTTACTGGCAAACCCCACAACTAAATTGTACATGCCAACGCCTGACTTTAAGTTAGCCGAAGACCAGTACAACGAAATAGACCTGCTTCAAACACGTATCAGTATCCTTACCGAAGCGGTAAAAGCCGTGGGTGTGTACGACAAAAATGCTGACGGTGTGCAACGTATGTTTAACGAGGGGACGGATAACACCTTAATACCCGTGGATTCATGGGCGGCGTTTGCGGAGAAAGGGGGTATAAAAGGTTCTATTGATTGGATGCCTATATCCGCAATAACCGAAGCGATAGACCGTTTAACCATGCTTAGAAACGACTCTATTAGTTTACTCCAACAGATTACCGGTATGGCTGATGTCATGCGCGGGGAGTTGCAAAATCAATACGAAGGTGTAGGGCAGACGAAGCAAAAAGCGAAGTTTGGCTCAGTACGTGTGCAAGCCTTGCAACAACAGTTTGCACAGTTTGCCAGTGACATCATGGAGATTAAAGCCGAGATTATAGGGCGTTTCTTCTCACCTGAAACTATCATGCAAAACTCTAACATGATGACTAGTTTTGATGCACAGCTTGTACCCCAAGCGGTACAACTTATTAAAAATCCTCAACGTTCAAACCTGTCTATTGTTATACGTCCTGAATCAGTGGCGATGATTGACTACGGTGAAATGCGTGCAGAGCGTATGGAGTATTTAAACGGGTTAAGCCAATTTATGCAGGCGGTTACGCCAATGATCCAACAGCGCCCCGAAGCTGAACCGTTCGTGTTGCAGTTAATGCAGTGGGGACTTGCCGGTTTCAAAGGTTCACAGCAAATCGAGTCATTACTTGACCGCACCATAGAAGCGTCGCAGAAAGAACAAGAGAACCCGAACAAAGAACCGTCACCAGAACAACAGGCGGCGCAGGCGCAACAGCAAGCACAGCAAGCACAACTTCAAGTAGAGATGCAGAAGATACAAGCTAAAGCGCAGGCTGATATGCAGATACGCCAACAAGATATGCAAATGGATATTCAAACTGCCGAGCAAATGCATATCTTTAAAATGCGTGAAATTCAAGCAAGCGCAATGGCAAAACAAATGGAATCGGAAAGTAAACACACTCAGCGTATGAACGAGCAAGTTAACGACGCCGAAGCCAACATCGCACAGACCAACGCGGCGGCAGAAGCAGACATCGTGAAAACGGAAGTCAAGACCGAAGCGAAGTTAAACGAGTTAATTGCGAAAGCCGAGCTAGAAGCGGCACAGCGCGAAGATGAATACACACTAAAAGGACGTGACAATGACGATAAAGAGTAAACCAACAAATAAGAACTTTGAGAACAATTTTGACCGTATCTTTGGTACAAAAGAAGAACTGGCGGCGAAACGTGCGAAGGAAAAAACAGAGTTTGACAAAAATTGGGAAGAATACGAATTGCAAAGCCGTTTAAACGCCACGTCGCCAAACGTTCAAAAGAATATAGAGCCGTTTAAGTCACCCATAGACGGTTCGATTATTTCGTGTCGGTCACAGCTTCGAGCGCACAATAAAAAACATGGTGTGACGGATATACGGGATTACAGCGAGGAACACTTCGCCAAACGCGGTAAAGAGATGTACCGCGAACAAATTGGGGATAACCCACAAGCCAAGCGAGAAAGGCAACAGCTAATCGAGCATAACTTACACAAAGCAGGTATTTTAAAATGAGTGAACTAAGACAAGCCTTAGAGCAAGCAATGTCAGGCAGTGACGATGCAGATGATAACGAAAGCGTCGATACTTCGGTAATCGACCCGCCCGACGAGGGCGCACATGCTGAAATGGATGATAGCGAAAGCGTAGGTGAACCAACACCGGATGATGCTACGGACGGCGATGATTTTGCCGATGCTGAAAACGCCGAAAAAGATGGCGAACCATCCGACCAACAACAAGCAGGCACAAGCAGTAAAACCGAAAAGCCGCCGGTTGGATGGACGCCAGAAACAAGGGAGCATTGGGCAAAATTACCCGATAGTGTACGCAAACAGGTTAGCAAGCGCGAAGCGGAAGTCAATAAACTTTTGCAAGACACTTCTGATGCTCGTAAATTACATCAGGAGTTTGGTAAGACGGTTGAGCCGTATCGTTCGCTGATGGCGTCGCAAGGCGTACAAGACCCCCTACAAGCGGTAAACGGTTTGTTAGAAACCGCCGCCGCGCTGTCTATGGGTAACACACAACAAAAAGCGCAACGCCTTGCCGGTTTGATTAAACATTACGGTATAGATATTGAAGCTTTAGACTCGATACTCGCCGGTGAAGAACCCCAAGCCGATAGTAACGGGCAAATGCCTAGCCAGTTTGAAGAAATGTTAAACCAACGGCTTGCCCCGTTCGAGCAAGAACGCCAACGTTCAAGACAAGAACAAGATTACCAAGTCAAGCAACGTGCGGCAAGCAGTGTAAACGCGGTAGCACAGAAAGAATTTTTTAACGATGTGCGTGTCGACATGGCTGATATTGTAGAGCTTGCGACCAAGCGTGGGCAGACGATTACTTTGGAACAGGCGTATGAAAAAGCAGTAATGCTGAACCCTGAGATTCAGAAAGTAATACGCGGGCGCGGTACGGCTAAAGAAATGGGGCAACGTCAACTAGCGGCGTCAGGGATACGTGGAAATCGTGGGGGAGTACCAAGTGACAACGGTAATTTAGACCTACGTTCACAGCTAGAAGCAAACTGGAACGCGTCGAGTACCGGTAGGACTTGACACCGTTTAAACAGTGTATTAGGCTAGGGTAAAATAAAACCTGAAATAGACATTTAGTGCCACCTGCAAAGGACACTCCAAGTAGTCTCAATTTCGGTTTTTTAAACCCTAGCTTTTCGCCCACTGTTTAAACAGAGCGACATAACAGCAACGGTACATAAACCTTAATTTAACTTTATTGGAGCATTAACATGGCTTTTGCAAACCCGAATATCTCGGACATCATGGCTACTACGATTGAAAACCGTAGTAAAAAGATTGCCGACAACGTATCAAATAACAACGCGCTTTTAGCCCGTTTAAAGAAAAGTGGCAAAATTAAAACCGTTTCTGGCGGTACTTACATTATGCAAGAGCTTTCATTCGCTGAAAACTCTAATGCGGGTTGGTACTCAGGTTACGACATCCTACCTACGGGTGTAAGTGATGTATTGTCTGCCGCGCAGTTTGATTGGAAACAAGCCGCGGTACCGGTTGTCATCTCTGGTCTTGAGCAGTTACAAAACTCAGGCAAAGAAGCGATGATTGACTTGATGGAATCGCGTTTATCGGTTGCTGAAAAAACCCTTGCTAACCTTATCACCGGTGGTTTGTACTCTGATGGTACTGGCGCAGGCGGTAAAGAAATCGACGGGCTTGATGCCGCGCTACCTGTTGACCCAACTGCCGCACCTTACGGCGGGATTGATGGCGACACGTTTGCATTCTGGCGTAACGCGGTAAGTGACCAAACAGCCGCTAACGGTTTAGACCCTACTAAAATTCAAGGTTACTGGAATATCTTGTGGTCTGAGCTTGTACGTGGCCAAGAACGTCCTGACCTTATCATGGCTGATACTCAGGTATGGAATGCGTACATTGCTTCATTACAAGCCCAACAACGTTTCACTAACACTCAAAGTGCTGATGCAGGCTTTATGAGTGTTAAATTCATGGATGCTGATGTTGTGCTAGATGGTGGTATATACAACGGTTCAAATGGTTCGGGCGCTCCAGCAGGAACGGCTTACTTCTTGAATACTGATTATTTACATTACCGTCCACACGTAAACCGTAATATGGTTCCGTTGTCACCTAACCGTCGTTATGCGACTAACCAAGATGCCGAAGTGCAAATCATTGGTTGGGCGGGTAATATGACGTGTTCAGGTCGTCAGTTCCAAGGACGCTTTGACGCTAACGGCTAAACCCAAAAGCGTTTAAACGACTTATAAGCCCTGTTGCGCATTCGCGGCGGGGCTTTTTTACTTAAATTAGAGGATTTTATCATGGCTAAGAATTTGCCAACATATACATTAAACGCAGTTGCGGTAGCGGCGTTAGACGATAATTACCCCGCCGGTCAGTTTGAAGGTGGTATGAACTTAGGCTCTAATTCTGGAAACATTGGTATTTGCACCGGTGTCGCAGACCCTAAAGAAAGCGACTTTTCACGTGTTGAAGACACCGCCGCACATCCTACGCAACACATTGGGGGTAACGGTCTAGCCGTCGGCGCGACTACTGATTTCCCGCTAAAAGTGGTTAACGGTGCGGATATTAATAACACCGTTGCGTTTGTTGAAGCAGGTGGAGCAGTGGCAATAGATGCAGTAATCGACGCAACTACTGGTGCGCGTAACCGCACTGGTCAAGCGTTAGTTTCTGGTGATTGGGCATGGGGCGAGATACCCGTAGCGTAATGTTTGTCAAAATCTGATAGGTGGCATATACTGTAACCTCGTTTAAACAGGAGTTATACAAATGCAACAAGCAGATTTTGATCACACTTTATTTGAATCGGGTAACAATGCAGGTGATGCGGCGTTACTCGTAAAATTTTTTCACAAAACAATGCCCGACAAAGAAAAGTCAGCAGAGGAACACCGCGCAGTATTTAAAGATGTAGAGTACGTCGACATTCGTGTCGCGGGTAGTCGTACATCAAATGTTTGTCGCCCTGCTAGACCTGCTGATATTAGTCGTTTCCCTCGCCATTATGAAGCGTTTAAAAACCGCCAAGAAGTGCCGTTAGAAGGTACGCCACTTATCGAATGGGCTTTGATTAGCCGTTCTCAAGCCGAAGAACTGGCGTTTGTTAACGTCAAGACGGTAGAGCAATTAGCGGCGCTTGCTGATAATTTCGCAAGTCAACGTATGGGCGGGTACGATTTAAAAGCTAAGGCTATAAAATGGCTAGAAGCGGCTAAAGAAACTAAAGTACCTCTAGCGATGCAAGAAAAACTAGACGAAGCGGAAGAACGTGCCGAAGTCGCTGAACAACGTGCAAACAAGTTGGAGTCTACACTTCAACAAATGGAAGCACGTTTAAACGCGATGGAGACAACAAGCGGAAATTCCGAACAGGTTGAACTAGATGTACCCAATACGTCCGAAGTCCGTACATCACGTGCCAAAAGACGAACTACCAAGGAATAGAAAATGACAATACAGACCTCAGCCAGTGTTAACGAGATTATCAATACGGTAGCGGCTGAGGTCGGTTTAACGCCGTCCGTTGACCCCTATTCAAGCGCAGATGATAACTTTGTTCAGATGCGCTACCTTATTAACTCAGTCGTAAAACAGCTTGTACGCTCGTACGATTGGGAGTTTCTACAAAAAGAACACCTTATCAGCGTACCCGTGGGTAGTGTTGGTGAGTTTGACTTACCTCTTGATTTCGTACGCATGATTGACCAAACAGGTTGGGAGCGCACAAACAGAAACCCCATAACTTCACTATCAGCCCAACAGTGGCAATACCTTAAAGGTCGTGATTTAGTTTCTGAAACTATATACGTGAATTTTAGACTTGCACAGGGTAAGTTTAATATATTCCCCTCGCCTACGCCTGCGGGTTTAGAGATAGCATTCGAGTACGTATCTAATCTATCAGTTTTATCAGGTGACTCAGGTACGCCCGCTAAAGCTATATTAACCGGCGGCGACATCCCTTTGTTCGACAGTTACTTAATGGAATGCGCACTAAAAGTAAAGTTTTTAAACGCTAAAGGTTTTGACTCTAACGCCGCACAGCTTGAACTTGTGGAAGTATACGAGCAGATAACGGCGGGTGATAAGAGCGCACCGATATTAAACGCAGGTCGTGGCAATCATGGCGCTAGACTTTTGAATACTTTCAATACGAGTGATACGAATTATGGCACTTCAACGTAAGTCGTTTAAACGCGCTATAACGCCAACTGCTCAAGTGGCTAGTTTCCCCGCGCCTAGCGGTGGAATGGATGGCCGCGCTCAGTTATCACGCCCTAACCCTGATTTAGCGGTATACACGTACAATCTAATGTCTGATGAAATCGGCATGAAAGTACGCAAGGGCTACCGCGAATGGGCAATTGATTTAGAGACTACCGACGGTTTAGGCGTAAGAACCTTAATCCCTTATGACCCGTCGACGGTAGACCCCTCAGAACAACGACTATTTGCCGCGACTAACGAAGGTATTTGGGACGTAACAACGCTTGACACTCCGGTATCAAAGATTGCGTTCAATAACGTTTCAGGCAGAGCAGGTGTCGGGGTGTTTCAACACTACGTAACCGATGCAGGTGATGACCTTTTGTTCTACGCAGACACCGAAAACGGCTTATTCACATACACAAGAGATACTGATACTTGGGCGCAAACTACTGGCATAACTGGCATAGACGCTGAAAACATTGTATTTGTAGTGGTTCATAAACAACGTATTTGGTTTGCTTTGCGCAATTCTTCTGATGCTTACTACTTAGATGTAGGGGCGATTGCAGGTGCGGCGACGTTATTCCAGTTCGGTAACAAGTTTAAACGCGGGGGTATACTGCAAGGTTTGTTCAGTTGGACTATCGACGGCGGTTCAGGTATTGACGATTATTTAGTCGGTGTAAGTTCAGCCGGTGATGTACTACCTTACCAAGGTGCTGACCCCGAAGCTATTGGCGCTGATGAATGGCAACTACGTGGCGTATATTACGTCGGTCAAATTGTTGGCGGTGTACGATGCGCAAGCGAATTTGGCGGTGACTTACATATTTTATCGGTGCAAGGCATAACGCCACTATCCCAACTATTGCAAGGTATTGGCGCTCCGTTAAGTACCGAAGGTATTGGCGCTAAAACTGCGTATTACCTACGTGAAGATATTAAACTTTACGCAGGCGAACTAGGTTGGGGCATTAGCTATTTTCCATCTATATCGTCTATGGTCTTAAGTACGCCGGTTAGGAATAACGGGCAGTTTTTGCAGTATGTCTATGACATCCCTAAAAACTCTTTCGGTTGGTGGCGTGACATCCCTATGCGATGTTGCGTGGAGTGGAAAGGTACGCCGTATATCGGCACGTCTGATAACCGCGTGTTAATAATGGACGCAGAACTCGACAACGTAAAAATAACCCCACCAGTTGGCGTGATGCAAAACGGCGAAGCTATAAAATTTTCAAGTTTGTTTTTCTTTGGCGACTACGAAAGCGGCGGCATGTTTAAACGTGGTGTTAGCGTTCGACCTGATTTCATGTCGTCGGATGCGCTAAGCTACCGCGTTAAATTTTCATATGACTATAACCGCACCGAATTGGCAGATACTACATCGCTTAGTTTTGAGGGCGATTCACGGTGGGACAACGCTTTGTGGGATAACGCCGTATGGACGAGCAACGTACAAACTAACCGACAAACTTTAGTCGGTGGTTCAGGCATCGGTCGCAGACTTGCGATTGCGGTGCAAGGTTCAGCGCAAGCCGACACGTTTTTACAAAGTTATGATGTGATGTGGAATACTGGCGGTATGCGATGAATGTAGGCTTTCGTTCTATTAACAGCGAAACCGATTGGGATTGGTTCACCTTGCGCAATCCTGTGCAATTGATACCTGATATGACGTCTATACTGGCGTATGATAAAGACACAGGCGCACTTTTAGCAGGTTGCGTCATGGATAATTGGACTGAAACGAGTTGCCAAGCGCATTTATGCATAGACGTACCATTAGCGGTTAAGCACGGTTTTTTGAACGAAATCGCCGATTTTGTGTACAATACGGCAGGGCGGCTAATGATACATTCGTTAGTACCCGCAGATAATTTAAAAGCGTTGTCAGTTGATAAGAAAATTGGTTTTAAAGAAGTGGCAAGGCTAAAGGATGCGTTTAAACAAGGTGTGGATTACGTCTTGCTTGAGTTGCGTAAAGAAGATTGTAAATATTATAGAGAGGTATCCTAATGGGTAAGTCAACACCAAGAGCACCAGACTACCAAGGTGCGGCAGAAGCGACAGGCGAGTCAAATAGAGAAGCTATCCGCGACCAAACGTGGGCTAATCGTATCGACCAAAACAACCCGTGGGGTAGCTTATCATATGGTAGCGAACGTGTTCGTGACCCTGCAACCGGTGAGTTTGTCACCAAATGGACGCAGAATCAAACACTCGCGCCAGAAGCGCAAGCGGCGCTCGATTCACAGCTAGGTATAGACCGCGCTAAAAGTGAATTTGCAGGTCGTTTAATGGGACGCGCAGGCGGTACACTGCTACAAGATACCGATTACGACAAGTTTCAAAAGATGGCTGATGCGCCGCAAGTAACGCGCCGTGAATTAGGTGTGCCAAGGTACCAAGGCGGTAGCAACGGTATGAAAGCGCCTAGCGAAGCTCAACTACAAGCGCAGTTACTTAGGAATACTCAAAATGGCTAAACAGCAACCAAACTCAGCAAGCCCGATGTATGAAACGGGTATGAACATGCCGATGAATCAAGGTAATCTAGGCAATATGATGCAGACTACGGGGTTAGGCACGCCAGAAAATAACTTTATAAGTGGCGGCACTAAAGCAAACGCTAACTTTTCACAGCCTGCGATGCCTTCATACGGTGGTCGTAATCCTATGATGGATGATGGCTTCGGTGATAGTAGAAGCTTAACCGTACCCTTCCCAACCAACCCTTTTCCAGATTTAGGGGGTGGTATGGGTGGCGGTTTTCCATCGGTAGGTAGTCCTTCACCTGTTTACACGCCGCCAACCCCGTCAGGTGGTTCGGGCATGTTCGGCAACAATGGCAGTTTAGGCGGTAACACCGGTATGCCTGCGTTAGACCCTGTTAACGGGTTAGACCCTTTAGGTAACTTAAATAACGACCCTTTTAACAGCATAAACGGGCAAAATGGGCAAACACCTTCTGCGCCAGTCGCGCCGAATGACCCTACTATAAGCAACCCGTCTACCGGCGGTGGGCAACCGGCTACGCCGCCTGCATACACGCCACCACCTATGCAACCATACGTAGCGCCGCCTAGTATGGATACTACGTATGACAATATAATGGGTGATTTTAATTCGTCTAGTGATTATCAACAGACGGATTACAGTGGTAACAACCAACAGTTGTCAACGCAAGGGCGTGGAATGTCGGCTAATGCAGGTAGTTTTTTACCTGAACTAGATTACATCCCCGAAGCGACAAACAATCAAACGGCGCGTAACGTAGGGCAAGGTTTAAACGATGTCTCACTCGCGCAAGATGGTCGCCAGAGCGCCGAAGATTCTTTGTACGGGCAAGCAACGTCGCGCCTAGACCCGCGTTTTGAGCAAGAGCAAGAGCAATTGCAAATTGACTTACGCAACCGTGGGCTTTCTGAGGGCGATGCCGCGTATGACGCCGCTATGGAAAACTTTAATATGGGTAAAAATGACGCGTATAACCAAGCGAAGTTTAGCTCGATTAACCAAGCAGGCGCAGAAAGTGAGCGCGACTTTGGCATGGAGTCAGAGCGTAGGGCGCAAATGTTCGGCGAACAAATGGGAATGTCACAAGATGAAATTTCTCGTTTGCAACAGGATATGAGCCGTCAAGAACTCATTCAACGTAGAGCAGGCGCAGACCAAGAGTTGTCACTCGCAGACCAAGAATTGATGCTACGCGGTGATGCTCAGATGTTTGACCAAGAAATGACGCAAGCAGAGTACATTAACCGATTGCGTAGTAACCAGATTGGCGAGGAAAATACACGCCGTAACCAGACGCTTAACGAGCTAAATGCGTTGCTTAGTGGTGCGCAAGTTGCACAGCCTGACTTCAACGGTTTCTCGCAAGCAGGGAACGCAGGCGGTGTAGACTACACAGGCGCGGCACGTGACGCTTATAGCGGGAGTGTTGACCGTTCAAACATACGTAATGGCGCGTTAAACAACGCTATAAACGGTGCGGGTAGTATCGCGGGTATGTTCAGTGATGAACGCTTAAAAGACAATATTCGCAAAGTTGGTGAGACAAACGGGTTTAACATCTATACTTGGACGTGGAACAACCTAATGCCAGAAGTGTTTAAACGTGGTATGAAGGGTGTCGGGGTAATTGCTCAAGAAGTTGAGAGAATAATGCCTGATGCAATAATTCAAGATAACTCAGGCTTTATGAAAGTCGATTACTCAAAAGTTTTAGGGGAATAATATGCAGAATTTCAATCCACAAATGCCACCGTCAATGGATGCGCAAGGCGCTCAAATGTCGCCGTTAGGCGCTCAACCCGCGCAACCTGCGGGTAACATGGGGCAAATGAACGGTATGGACTTAGGGCGTATTATGGAGTTTATTAAAACCCTACCCCCTGCGGAACAAGAACAATACCTTGCGCAAATCAGTCAAGACTACGCGGGTAAAAGTTCTGCACTTGACGAGCAAATGGCGTCAGCCAATGCACTTCGCGACGCACCACCGGTAAACGGTCAAGTCGTAAACGGTGTCTTAGTAGGCGGCGGCGGCTTAGAAGGTGTAGCCCGTGGTATCGGCATGTATAAAGGCGGTAAAGAAGCGAAGCGCATCGCCGAGGAACGTAAAGGTTTGAGCGCAGATAAAGAAGCAGGTATTCAAGGCGCGATGGCGGCTATTCTACGAGGTGCGTAATGGCTACATATGATGAAATACAGGCGTTGATGGGTGGTCAAGTTGACCCTAACAGTCAAGAAGCGATGGCGCAAGCCGCCGCGTTACGTGGGCAGTTAGGTGACGCCGACTTAATGAGTTTATCAACTATCGGACAACTGCAAAACTACGGACAGACGCAAGGAAGTGCAGTGCGTAGCGCGGCAGGTGAAAGAGGGCGTTTAAACAGAGCCTTAGCAAGTGAGAAGCGTAACGACCAACGCACGTTAAACACCGAGGGTAGAGCGTTAAAACGGGCTATCGAAGCTGAAAACCGTAAAGCAGAACAGTCGAGCGTTGAACGCGCCGAAAATTTTGCGAACCGTGTCACGCTTAATAATCAGCAAGAGACACAGCGCCAAAATGCAGGTCGTCGCGTTCCTGAAACCTTTATCAGACCCGACGGCACAGAAGTTATTTATGATGTTGATACTAATAGCGGTCAAGTGTTTGAACAGGGTGCAGGTTTTGACGCTGAGCCTATAACGCCGGATGGTTTACGACGTAAAGAGCGTCAAGGTAACTCGGCGTATGACGGGCGTGGTACGGGTTGGTTAACATCCAGAGAACGTACAGCTTTTGAAGACCAATCAAAGCGTTTCATGGGTGCAGTAGGTGTCATTGATAGTTTCAAGCCGAAGTTTTCACAAAGTACCATAGGCGGTAAAAAAATAGAGGGTGCGCCGTTTGCTAACGAACTAAGCAACTTTGTAGCGACAAATTCATCTTTCTTATCCGACGACGACCAAAAAGCTAAAGCGGCATGGTGGCAAGATTGGAGAAACTTCTATGAGAACCCAGAACGAAACGAATTGTTTGGCTCTGCGTTAACTGAATCAGAACAAAAAGCATGGAAAGCGGCGAACATTAACCCAAGTATGGACGCGGAACAAATACAAAGAGGTATAAATTCCATAAACGAGATAATACAACGTAAAATGGAAGTATCCGCAGAGAATGTGCGCATAAAGGGTGCGGGAGAGGACTACATCCAAAATAATTTACGCTTTATTACTGGCGGGGATGACGAGCTTAAATCACGTAGTCAAGTTACGCCGCAAGCGGGTATACAAGACGCACCAGAAGAAGCGTTGCAAATGTTACGTGATGACCCCGAATCTGCTGATTTTTTTGAATACCAATTTGGGTACCTACCAGAGGGGTTTAAGTAATGGATAACCCGTACGCTAAGTTTAAAAAAGCACCGAATACCGCTAACCCTTACGCTAAGTTCGCAAAACAAAGCGCACCGGTAACGCCTGAACCCGCAACGCAACCTGAGTTTGAGAGTAACTGGTACGACGCGCCACGTGCGGCACTTGAGGGCATGACCTTTGGGTTTGCCGATGAAGTGGGCGCAGGGGTTGCGGCAGGCGCTTACAAGTTGTTAAACGATACTGACCAAAGCTTTAGCGACATATACCGTGATATGAAAGGCGATATAGAAAGCGATAAAAAAGCGTACGCAGATGAAAACCCACTAACCGCACTAGGTTTAAACGTGGGCGGGAGTATCGCAAGTGGGGGCGCATTGTTTAAAGGTCTTGGCGCACTTGGCAACACGGCAACCAACGCGGTTAATGCGTCGCGTGGCGGTAGCGCAGTTACTCAAGCGGCTACTAACATTGCGCGTCGTTCGCCCCGACTAGCGAAAACGCTAGGTGCGGGGGGTAAGTTAGCAACCGTGGGTGCAATTGACGGTGGTTTAACAGGTGCGGGTATTTCTGAGAACATGGATAACGTGGTCGATGACGCTACACGCGGTGCAATTATCGGCGGGGTTGCTTCACCTATATTGGGCGGTGCAGGCGACTTAATAAATCGTGCGGTAAGTCCGGCAATTAAGCGTAGGATAGCGCAAAGTTTAGACGCGCCGGACGGTACCTTTACTGACCTTAACTACCTAGCAGATGAAGGTAGTGCAATACAAAACTTATACCAAAAAATAGTCGCACCTGCGATTGGCGGGGGCAGTATACGTGACCGTAGTAGGTTAGTGCTTAAAGGTGCGGAAGAAGGCGTCGAGCAAGCGGAAGACGGTGTCACGCAAATAATGCGCAACGCCGATGCAGTAAACCTGCGGGCAGATGATGCGGGCGAATTAGTAACCACTGCTAGAGGGCGTTTAAACAAGGCTAAAGAACAAGTACAAGCGGCAAAAAATCAGCGTGCTATGGAGCAGGACGCTACGTTTAGGTTGCAGGTACGCGATGAAGCTATACCCCCTAACACGCCGCCCGACCTTGTTGCCGCTATACGTAATGCCGACGGTTCAGAAGCTAACCGTTTATTACGTGAAGCAAACAGAGATTATGCGTTTCAAGGGGTTAAGCAAGCGCGGTTTAACGTTAACTTAGACACCTTGACAGACGACATACTTAAGAAGTACGGCGCTAATTTAGACGCTGACGGTAAAGGCGTAGTCGGTAAAATATTGCGCGAACAATTTGCCGGTGTACGTATGCCGCAATCGCCTAATGGTTTAATGAACCGTCAAACAGGCGAGGTTACGGGCGACGTATTGATGAATGCGCGTAACGCTCTTAGAGTACGTGCAAACGCTATGTCAGACGGTGGCAAAGGTTCGTTAGAGTCTTTCGTATTGAAAGATGCGGCGGCTGAAATAGACGACTTCATGGTGCGTCAATTGCCTGATGATGTAGCGGCGGCATTCAACGCAGATAAAGCGGCGTATGCGGCAAGTGAAACCTTTAGAGGGGCTACCGAGACAGCTTCAAAAGCTAACAACGGTTTCGCCACTACTGAACAGTTGTTGGCAGAACGTTTAAAGTCACAACGGCGTAATGTTGGTCAGGGTCAAGATACTATAGCCGAACGTGCGCAACAGACCATGCAAGAAAAACAACGTGTTTTAGAACGTGCTTTAGCGGCGCAAGAAGAAGCGCAGGCAGGTGTGGCAAGCGCGTCAGAAGGCGTTAAAACGATACGACGTGAAGCTCGGGACGTTAGACGTGGGCTACCCCAAGCAAGAGAAGCCCTAGACGCTCAAAAAGGCGCACTTAAAGATATTAAGGCTAAAACGCCAAATCTAAACCCTGCGGCACATGAGAAAGCTTTAGCCACTATTTTGCTAGGGAGTGTTTTAACACCAATCTTAGGTATTAAGGGTCTACCGGCAGGTGCGGGACTAGCAAAAGGATTGTCGCTTAAAACAACTCAGCGTATCATTGCGGGTCAGAGTATAGGGCAAGAACAAGCGCGTATACTGTTTAAGAATTTAAGCGATGCGGGTGTGCCTGATGCGGCTATACGTGCGGCAAGTCGTGAAATTGTAGTTACCACTACCGAACTAGACAACGGGGATAGCGAAAATGAGTAGAGATGCGAACGGAAATTACACCTTACCGGTGGGAAACCCTGTTGTTGGTGGGACGTTAATCGACGCAGAATGGGCTAACACAACACTAACCGACGTTGGTGACGGGCTTACAAACTCCATAGACCGTGACGGGCGTGGCGGTATGCGTGCGCCTTTTAAAATAACAGACGGGAGTGCGCTAACTCCGGCAATGGCGTTTGTTAACGAAGCGGCGACGGGTTTTTACCGCGCATCTGAGGGCGACTTTAGACTGAGCATTAGAGGTTTAGACGCCTTACGCATGGTAGAAGGTACTAAGTTTACTCTCTTGTCAAACGCACAACTGGCATTCACAGGGGGCGTTTACACGTTCGATAACACCGGCTTACAAGTACTAAGCGGTGAGCTGTTTATCGGGAGTGCGGCGACTGGCGACCGCGTGGTCATCGAAACTGAACTTGACGCGGTAATCAGCGATGTAAACACGCTTGATGGTCGAGTGACCAGTAACGATACCGACATCGTCACAAACACCAACAACATTGCGACAAACACCAACGACATCGCCACAAACACGACAGGCGTAACCGCCGTTAACAACCGCGTAGACAGTGTTGAAACAGCCGTAAACACACTTGACGGGCGCGTGGACAGCAACGATACTGACATAAGCGGTCTTACAGGGGATTTAAGCGCATTAAATGGTGAGGTTGATACCAACACTAATTTACTTGCAACAAGAGGCACAGCGTTTGATGCAGACGTACAGACGAACGCTTTGGATGCCACAGCAGGACGATTATTAACGGTGGGGGCTTTTGGCTTAGGTCTTTTTGATGGTGTTACTTATCCTCAGACCAGTCTAAATAACGCAGAAGGTGTTGAAACAGGCTTTTATCGCGTCCTCGGTTCAACAACTAATGCACCGTCTTCGGTAACAGGTGTGGTAATACATCAGGTGAAAAGTGTATCGCTGTCTCAGTTTACGCAACGCTTTATCGGGATAGACGGTAGTTCATTTTCTCGCGGAAGTAGCGGCAACACACCAAGCAACCCAACATGGTCTGCATGGCAACAAGCGGCTTCTGTTGCTTCGTTAAACTTAAAAGCGGATATAGCAGACCCTAATTTTACAGGGCAAGTTAGAATACCTACTGGCACTGCGGCTTTGCCTGCACTACGTACATCTGGTGACTCGAACACAGGCTTGTTTTTCCCTGCGTCAGACACATTGGCGTTTGCTACTGGCGCAAGTGAAAGAATGCGTATAAACGCATCAGGAAACGTTGGTATTGGCACTAGTTCGCCAGCAGCAAGGTTAGTTGTTTCTAAGGATGATGAAAATTGGGAGTTTACAAACGGCGTAACAACAGGCTCTTTCAATGGTGGTGTATTAGAATACGTAAACAGGAATAGTAGTTTGGTTCGCCCAGATATGAATTTCTTTGTGTCAAACTCAGGAAATTATAAATTCTATACTGGCGGTTCAGAAAGAATGCGAGTTGCCACTAATGGCAACGTAGGTATTGGTACGACTAACCCTATAAATACTTTGCACATAGAGGCTCCGACCCCAATAATAAACCTACAGGATACTAACAACACAGGGATTGCGGTAAACTCATTTATTAGGTTTACCGATGCTAACGGCGACCAACAAGCTTATGTAGGCTACCCAACCACAGCTAACGCTGATTTTATTATAAATAATGACTTAGGTGACTTAGTTTTTAGGTCGGGCGGCAGTGAAAGAATGCGCATGGACGCATCTGGTACGGTTAAAATTGGCACTAAAGAAGTCGGCTACAATCAAGTTGATGTGGCTACACAAAACACCACAAACACAAACTTCGGTGCGAGTAATGGCTACTATACCAAAACGACTAACAGCGCGATTAACTTGACTATTGCTTCATCTTTACCCGTTGGTGGCGTTATAACGTTGTCTAACACTGGTACGGGCGCGGCTACTATCATCCCAACATCAGGCGATACGCTAAACTGGTTTGGCGGTGCGGGTGTGGTCACGGGTAATAGAGCGTTAGCACAGGGCGGCATGTGTACGATTGTGCGTCGCAGTGCGTCGCTAATCGACATCACAGGTTCGGGGTTAAGCTAATGGCAGTAATGACACAAGTATTACTCGGTGTAAACGCATCGAGCGTGGTTGCGGGTGAACCTGTAAACTTTAACCCCGCTAGTGCCGCGACCTCTACAACGAACCCTTTAGATTCTGCGGATTTTACCATTAGGCAAAACGGTACTTACGATGCAAATACTGACGGTACTTGGGTTGACGACGCGGCAGGGCTTGATTCGGATAAATACGAGGTACGCGCGGTGCAAAACACTGGTGATGCCGTGTCGGGTACGCTTAATTCATGGATAGCCATTAGTGCGCTAGGTACGACATGGACGCTTACGCCGCCAGTAGAAGCAGGCACTAAAAATGCAAACGTTACTGTGACTATCAGGCAGAAACTAAACACTGATAATACAGACAGTATTGTCGTTACATTTACAGCAACTAATCTAGGTGGCGGCGGTACGTAATGCGGTTAAAAGCACTAGCAAGATTATTAATTTTCTTACCTCTGGCGCTTATTGTGTTGCCAATACCTACCGCTTGGGCAACGTTTAAACGTCTTGACAGGTTGCCTTGGGGTTTAGACCCTTTGTTCGGCTGTCGTGAGGATGGGTGGAACGGTACAGGGTGTGACCCCGACTTCCCAAGGGTGTTTTGGCGTAATGTGGATGGGGTGACTGTGCAAGGGTGGTACCCCGATTACCTTGGCGTGATATGGAGTGACTTACCCTTCGTAAAACGTTGGTGGTATGGGTATCGGTGGTGCGCGTGGCGTAACGTGTGTTGGAACTTACGCCTAACGAATTGGTTTGGTACAAGTATTCATTACAACGATATACGCCTTGTTGATTTTAGAACTGAGGGCGACGAGTTAACCGCCGTGTGGTTCAGCAAAATTGACGGTAAGCGCAGGTACTTTAAACGTCGCAGGATATTTGGTGTACTCATAGACTTCGGGTACGAGTTCCACTTTCCTTTCTTTGATGAAAAACATCCGTGGTACGTGCGAGTACGTAACGAAGGATATACTTTTGATGTCGCACCGTTTAAAGACCGCTCAATCCCGAGCATAAGACCGAGGTTTAAATTAAATGACTCAAATTAATTCAGATAGGAGACACATAGGTTATATGTCAATACTCCACAATTACATACTACCGTCAGCATTAGCGGCGGCGGCGGCTTATCTAGGGGTGTCGGTTGCAATTAACACCTTAACCATAGATGGCGAGTATATGAAGCGAGACATAGAAGCCAATAAAAATGCACTTGTGCAAGTCACTAATAATCAACTTTTAATAGCCGAAGTGATGGGTAATATGCAACTGCAACAGAAAGACGTCGAAGTTTTGAGGCGTGATATTGCTCGAATAAAAGACAGGTTGCGGGTGCTTGAGGGGGATAAACCTTTATGAGTGTAATAGTAGTTAACACAGCGTCGACTAAAGATTGCACTATCGGCATTTTACAGTGTGAGGGCTTTAGATGCTTTACGCTAGAATTGCCCTGGCTCAATAATGTAACAAACATTTCTTGTGTGCCATCCGGCAAGTATGAATATAAAAAGCGATTATCGCCGACACTTGGTAAAGTCATTCATATCTTAGACGTAAGCGGTAGAACGTGGATATATATACACAAGGGTAATTTTACCTCACAGATTGAAGGGTGTATATTGGTCGGCACAATGCTCAAAGATTTAAACGCTGACAATATTGCCGATGTAGGTAATAGCGCTAAAGCCTTTGATGATTTAATGCACGTAACGAGCGATACAGGTACAGTAATTATAACCGATAGAGCGAGAAGTGTATGAAATGGCTTAATCCTTTTACATGGGGTGAAAAAACCCGGACCGATGTACTAGACAAAGATACCGGTTTACTCGCTAAGGTCGGCGGGTGGGTCGGTAATATGAAACTCACACAAGAAGAGGTGATCGAATTTAACGCTAAAACGGTTGCCAGTGTGCAATCATTTGTGCAATCCACATTATCAGAGTCAACCGAGCGATCAATCACGCGTCGATCAATCGCGGTGCTATGGATTAAGGCGCAATTATCACTAATTCTTATGTGTGCGATAGCGGCGCCGTGGGATATGGTATTAGCAGAGTTTTATTTTAAACTCGCAACGTCCGGGTTAATGATTACCGCGACGACCGCTATTATAATTTTCTTTTTCGGTAGTCACGGTATCGCTAGAATGAACGAGAGTAAAAAACCTTAATCGCTCAACAGCCAGGCGACCACAACAGCCGCGACAAATATAGATAATAATAGTGGTTCAATCATACGCGTTTACCTTTCTAAAGTGGCACTCGAGCGACATTATTTTAATGTCAGTTCGATCGGGCGGTGGTAGCAAATAGCCGTCGGCGCCTGTTACGGAGTTCGCTTTTAATATCTCGCGGCCTTTTTTCGTTAATCTTTTTCTACATGCTTTCATTGTTAAACCTCGTTAATTTATCAGCTTGATCAATATAATATTGATAGTTTACATTGTTAAAATTAAATTCCCTTTCGTGGTTACAAAGTGTCGTTAAATAACTTTTTTGGTACTCGGTCCGGCGCTCGGTGTATACACTTTTGTTTTTTGTGTGGATCCGTTCGTCCCAGGCTTCACCAACCTCAGCCAGTACGGATCGATAATAGTCAGTACTGATCCCGTTTTTGCGCTTATATTGTCCCGGTTTAGCGCCTAGTATTGGCGGCGAGACTTTTATCAGGGGTTTACCGTCGGTACTGACATAATACCGGTTAGTCGATTGAACCACTTGATCACCATATAAGATATAATTACTACGTGGCGCCTTTGCTTTGATCATAAAATCAAACTTATCAGAGCAACCGCGTATTGTTTGATCAATCGGCGTACCGTTTACAAGATATTCGACAACGGCGCGAGGGATGATCAACGCCGAGTGATCTTTGTGCCATTCTAGATCCTGGTATTGATAGGCACCTTTGCATTTTAATTTACCGTCGTCGTACCTGGCGACATAACTATTAACATCACGGATCCACATATTAGAATAATACGCCGCCTCAAGAGTTAACCCGGTTAATTTCTCCCATTCTTGCCAGACGTCATTTAATAACCATTCTAGCGAGCGCGGTATTTTAACCGTTAAACCGTCGGTGTTAATTTGTATCATTTTTAAACCGGGTATTAATCGGAGCCGTTCGGCTAACATACATAGTAATAATTGACCGTTTATTGTGATCGCCATTGTATAGGCGGGATCGTAAAAGGGTGAGTATTTATTATTAGAGTCACCATATACACCGTTAAGCGCAAGTTTAAGCATTGCATTTTGTGGGGTGCCTTTCGCGTATTGTTTACGCTGATCGTACAAGTCTTTATAAATCTCACAAAAGCCGGTGCCTAAATGCGCCGGGTTAAGGTTATTAGCGATCGCTAGGTTCGGATAATAGCTCGCGACGTCCAGGTCTATAATAATATTATCAGCGTCGCTTTTAACGTGGCACCATTCGATCGATCCGTGTATACCGCCGACGCCGAAAACATAATCAAAGCCGTCAACCGTGGCGACAAGATCCTTAAAAACGCCTTTTGTCTCGGTTATAACTTGCTCCTTAAAGTAATTTAGTACGCGAGTAAATTCAGTGTTAGTAAATTCGACGTAAGGTAATACCGCGTTTTCTAATTGTATATAATCGCGTATGGTTTGACGCTTGGCGCCGCTCGGCGTGTAGCATGTACCTGGTGATCTTTTCTCTAGTAACTGAATAAAGTAATCTTTGCCGATCTTGGTGTCGTTATGATTAGTAAAATTATAATCATACGTCGCGCTCAGTTCGTCGCGAAACTTAATAGAGTCGAGACAATAGTCATAAAATTTTAAAGTTTCGCTTACATCATGCCTGTTATAAGTCTCGATGATCGGTAATTGCTCGAGCGTTAAAATGGTACCGGGTTTAATCGGTAGATCCTCGACAGACTCAGACCTCATATTTATTTGCAATACTTTTAACGACGTACGTCTCGCGGCATTATCGAAATGATTTATCTTATACAAGTCTATTTGCTTGATATAAGGTTCGCGGATAATGTGAGCATATTCGTTATCACTATTAATAATCGACATAGCTTTTAAATAAAGGTCGTACGGCGTTAATGTCGGGTAAATGTGTATAAACTCATGCAAGATCGGATAGTCAAAATGGACGTTATTAAAACCGACTAGCGCGATATTATTTTGCTTTACCCACATTAAAAAAGCGTATAAATCATTACTATCGTCGCGGCGTTCGCTGATCTCGTAATAATAAAATTCAGAGTTTACATTACACGCGCAAAAGCTGAAAAAATTAGGATATGTTTCGAGATCGTAAATTATATTAGTGTCAATATCTTGTCGCATTGTCGCATTACCTTATCGAGTATCAGATCAATCTTATACCCGTCTTTAATAGCAAATTTTAAACGCTCGTTTTGGCCGATATTAAAATTATAATTAGCGGATTTAGTGATCTGATCCGCTATCCTGGCTTTTTGCTCATAAGTAACATTTTTAATATCTTTATTGAGTAAGTCTAAAATTGTTTCAAAATAATAGTATTGCTTATAAATACTACGCAAAACGTTTTTTTGTTCCTCGAGCATCTTTAACCCTATTAATAAAAACCCGGACCACAATCGATCCGGGTGGTAACTTTTACGCTTGCATATAACCATTAGCGATCAATTGCTCGTCGGTCCAATTTTGCGCGATAAACGCGTCGTAAGGGACGCCGTTCGCCGCGGGTAGCATTATTTTACCACTAGCGAGATCGTTAGCCGGTGGCGGCGGTGGTGGTGTCATTACTGGCGGCGTAGGCGTAGGCGTAGGCGTAGGCGTAGGCGTAGGCGTAGGCGTAGGCGTAGGCGCCATACTAACGGCGCCAAATGCTTTAGCAACCTCGCTTTGTGACATACCGCCGGTAACGTCTAGTTTTGTCGCGTTACGGTTTACAATTTGCAAGCCGTCAATACCAAACTTACAACCTCTTTGTT